TATATTGTTAGTGTTGGCACTAGCCCTATGGTGTTTTTTACCAATGGCGGTGAGGCGGCTCGATTTAATTCATCTAAAAACTTAGCCTTCCCATCAGGCCAAGGCATCGACTTCTCTGCCACCTCTGGCACTGGCACAAGTGAACTGTTCGATGACTATGAAGAGGGGACGTGGACGCCGACCTATACCACAGACGGAACAGATTTTGACAGTGTAACTTATGACGGGGTTACATCAGGAAATTATACAAAGATAGGCAACCTTGTAACTTTGGTTGCTCGTATTCGCACTGATGCAATTACTGTTGGGTCGGCTAGTGGAAATCTTATTGTGGGTGGTTTGCCTTTTACACCTTCTGCAAACTTTGGGTCTGCCTCTGTCTATGCAAGTGCTTTTGCTGCAAGTGAGCCAAGAGTTTTAACGCCTGCGACTGCTGGTATCCTATACCTTTATAAGAGAACCGCTGCTGACGGTGCAGACACACTAATGACGGCTGCTGAAGCAGGGACTGGTACAAACCAAAACACAATGTATTTCACGGTTAGCTACCAAACGGCATGAGGACAATATGGCTCTGACAAAAACACATAACCGAATGATCCAAGGCTCACGGTTTCACATAGATGACTATGGAGCTGTTGGCGATGGGGTTACAGACGACACCGCAGCTATCCAAGCTGCTTTTGATGCTGCTGAAGCCGTGAGGGATGCAAAAGCCGAAACTTACGTTGAGTTTGGTGTAGGCCGAGTTTATCTTGTATCATCCATGATTAACGTCCTAAACGTCAGCATTAATGGTAACGGTGGCACCTTGCTGTCGAACACCCCGATCACAATCATGCGGATCATCGGTAACGGACAGATGTATGTAGACTTCAATCTTCGCTTTGCATCAGAGCAAAGTAATTCTGCTGCAATAGGGTTGGAACTGACAGACAGTGTTTCGCAAGCGTCGAAAAACACATTCATCAACATTATTGCCAGAAACTGCTACATCGGTTTCTACAATCAAGGCGGTAGTGGTGCTTTAGGCTCTACATGGGGCAATGTTTTCCAAAACTGTAGAGCCACAAACTCTTATGATTGGGGGTGGTATTTTGATGGAGCTACGGGCGCAACGACTTGCCACTTTGATACTTGTCAGGTACGTGGTTCTGCTTCTGGCTCACAATCAAAAGGCTTTTATTTAAATAACATTGCTGACGTTGTTATGACGAATACTGCGGTTGATCAGGTTGATGATGGAGATGCTCTGGTAATCAATACTTCTTCTCAAGTGTTCATTGACACGCTTGCACTTGAAAGCTGCGTTGTCACTACAGCAGACAAACATCTGGTTTCTTTGTCTGCTGACCAAGTGATCGATATTAAATCCATTTCAAACAAAGTATGCACTTACGATGTTGGCCCTGGGAACAATGCCTACATTTTGAAGGTTAGCACTGGGTCTGAAGTCCGTGTTGGCAGCATCCGTGATGTGCTCAACACCGTTACTTCTGGCACGGTCTACAAAATCAGAGGTTCATCAACTGCCCGTATCCGCACCCAAGATGTCGCACTCTCTGAGGTGGATACGGTTGGAAACTACGAGTTATTTTTCGACTTCGGTCGGTTCAAAGGTTTAGCAACAGCAGACCCATCAGGATCATGGACTAAAACCTATGAGGTCGGGGATGTTGCGTGGAACCGTGCGCCGACAGCAGGTGGTACAGAGCCTATTGGTTGGGTTTGTGTGACAGCAGGAACGCCTGGGACATGGGCAGCTTTTGGAACTATTTCTTAATGCGCCTAGTGCGTGGACAGTCCAGCCAAGGAGGTAAACATGGCACTGACTAAAACAACAGTAAACGACAAGATCGAAGTCATCAACCAAGGTGATTGGTCATCGGTGCAGGTACGCACTGCAACTATCATTGCAGAAGATGGCACAGAAATCAGCCGTACATTCCACCGTCATGTGGTAATGCCTGATGCTGATCTCTCAGCCGAAGATGCAGACGTATCTGCAATCTGCACTCCAGTATTTACAGACGCGGTAAAGGCAGCGTATCAGACGCACTTATCTTCACAGGAATAAATAGATGGACAAGCGCACAGTACAATCAGCACACAGTCGTATTGACGGATTGGAGAAGGAAATCGTGGCGATCAAGACCGAGATGGAAATCCAATTCAAAGACCTATTCAATCGTGTAAAGCGTTTAGAAGCTATTCTAATTGGTGCGTCTGCATTTATCATAGCACTTCTTCTGCGCGTAAATATGATTAGCTGATGTTGTGTACTCTGGTCGCCATATTCTGGGGCCAGAGTTTTCAACTGGGGCTGTATCAGGTTTGTCTTTATGATTGTGGACATGAGCGTCCCGATTATGAATGGTATGATAGAAGTTATGTAGTGCCGCCCAACTACACTTGCCCAGCGAGGTTCTATGAAACATGATAGACCCTGTTACTGCGATAGCTGGTGCAACAGCCGCATTTAATTTTCTCAAGAAAGGCGTTCAAGTCGGGCGCGATTTGCAAGACATGGGCAAGCAGCTACAAGACTGGGCTGGCTGCATGGCTGAGTTGGATCAAGCTGAGAAGATGGTTGAGAAACCACCTTGGTATAAGGCTCTTGGTTCTGGCACACAGGCTCAAGCTATGGAAGTATTCTTAGCAAGAAAGAAAGCGCAGAAAATGCGTGATGAGTTGCGAGAGATTATTAGCCACCCTGCAATCCTTGGTCCTAGTCATTGGCAAGAGTTCTTGAGAATAGAGGCTGAGATTAGAAAGCAAAAACGTGAGCATGAGTTTAGACGCATGGAAATAAAACAAGCTATTATTGAGTGGATTGCTGGCATTACTTTATTCTTAATTTTGTTTGCTGGTCTTGTGGGCTTTGTGTGGTTGGCTAATGCTTGATCCAATAGGCAGCTTACCTTTCGCCGTAGAGACGCAGAGAGCGCGTGAGAGCATCGAAAACCATCAAGCGCAGCAACAGGTGCAGAAAGAACATAACCGTTCTCACAAGCTCGCTAAGGCGCTGGAGAGACAACAGCTTGATTTAATGCTCAGTTATGATAAGTTTGGGGCATCAAACACTGGCTTAAAACCGCAAGGCTCGATTGTGGATATGGAGGTTTGAATGCGCGACATCAAGAGAATTATCCTGCACTGCACAGCTACGCGGCCCGAGTGGTGGGCCGATAAATCCGCTGAAGAGAAAATGAAAGAATGCGAGCGGTGGCATCTTGACAGAGGCTTTCGATCTATCGGTTATCATTTCCTTGTGGACCGTGACGGCAAAGTTACAGAAGGGCGTCCGCTAGATCAGCAAGGCGCACACTGTAAGGGTCACAACGCGGATACAATTGGCATCGCAATGTGGGGCGGCTTTGGCTCCGACAGCGACGACTTGCCCTCGGATCACTTCACGCCTGTGCAGCTTGCGGCGACCTATGACTTAATCCGCAAATTGCAGGGTCAGTTTAACATCAAGAAGGATCAAGTGTTCGGACACAATAGGTTTAGCTCGAAGTCCTGCCCCGGCTTTAGAGTGCAGAAATGGATCTCCGGCATGTCACTGTCAGAGGCTACAGTTAAAAAGCCAGAGCGTGAGAAGCCCGTACAGTCCAAGACCGTGAAGGCATCAGCGGCTACAGTTGCAGCCTCTGCTGGCACAACTATCACAGCCCTGTCAGGCATGAATGATTATGCGCAGTATATCATTCTTGGCTTTGCTGGCATTACAATACTGTTTGCTCTTGTCATTATGCGAGAGCGATTAAAGGCATGGGCTGAGGGCTGGCACTGATGTGGGTCTTGGTTGTTCTCTTCCTTTTGCCTGACGCACACCAAATAGCGAGCAACCAAGTAATTTATCAAGACGAGGAAACATGCGAAGCAGGGCGCATGGATTTACTCGCAAGGCTGGAAGCAACTCGCCCTGCGGAAGGGAGAGTATTTATTAAATGCGTCGAAATTCTTGGAGGCAGAAAGGCTTAAATGTTTGGAATAAACAAACTACAAATATATGGATTGATTGCCGTGTCATTCGTACTCGGCTTGCTTGGAATTTATTCGGCAGGTATTGCGCGGGGCAAAGATAAAATCAAACGCAAGCTGGATGAAAAGCTAATTGATAATATGAAAACCGCAAAGGAAGTGGAAGATGAGATTGAGAGCTTGGGCGACAATGCCTTGCTTGATCGTGCTAATAAGTGGGTGCGAAAAGATAACGAATGACAGCTACTGCGAAGTAGCCAAGCCACATTACTTTGCTGATGCTAAAGTCGCAGAGTGGCTGCTAAAAAACGATCAGCAATTATTGACAGATACTATCGTGCATAACGAAAAGTATGAAAGATTGTGCGGTTAAATATCCATAGCATCTGATCCTTTCTGGATCATGTCATTGTGCATTGTCTCGCAAGTGCGCAGCAAGGCTATGTAAGCTCTCACTAATGCTTCAACCTCATGGTCGCCACGCATCCATCTGTCTTGCGGCAAACCCCTCTCTGCGCGTTCTATAATCTTCGCAGCGATAGTAAAATATTCTGGTATCTCATTCAACTTTCTTTCCCTCCTGTTCCATCCAATGATATATCCTGTGGCAGTTTGCGCACAAGGGTATGCACTTTTCTATCTCTTCCCACATCCTTTTATATTTTCCAGAACTAAGCAACTCATGGACCTTGGGATCTCCCTCAGCTTCACGGTGATGAAAATCTATAGCAGCCGGATGCGAGAAGCCACAAAAAAAACAGGACAAACCTGCTTTGTACTTTCTGTATTTTTCGCGCTCTTGTTGTCGTCGTAGCTTTGTTCTGGCAATAACTTTCTCACGGTTCCGCTCATACCAAGTGGCCCCGTATTTTTCGCTATGCTGCTTTCTCTTGTCCTTATCTTTATAAGGCAAGCCGCTCTTCCCGTGTGTTGGCTACACAAGGGATAAATAGCATACTTCAAAGGTGCATTATAGACCTTGCAAATTAAACATAGACTTTTCTTGACGCAAATCGTTTGATATAGATGAATAACGTAAAATGTGTTAAAACACACATGAAGGAGTTTTATCTATGCCCGAAGTAACGAAAGATATTGGCGCAGAGAATATATTCTCTGACGCGATCCGCGTAAAAGATCATTTCAATCTGTCAGTCTATGGGACATTCTCGGCGACTGTCACCGTGCAACGCTCGCTTGATGGCACAACTTGGCGTGATGTTGATACATTTACAGCAGCAACGGAAACATATGGCTTTGACCCGGAGCCGTTCTTTTACCGAGCAGGTGTAAAGACAGGCGAATATACATCCGGCACAGCCTCTGTACGTATCGGCGATCCTGATTATAAGAACCAATAATTATGGCTAAGCAGGGTTTATATGCAAACATCCATGCCAAGCGCAAGCGTATCGCTGCGGGGTCTGGTGAGAAAATGCGTAAAGTAGGTGAGGCAGGCGCACCAACAGCGCAGGCATTCAAAGAGGCAGCTAAGACTGCCAAGAAACCTAAGCGCAAATCTATGATGAGTTCGTAAGATGTCAGCACCTCCTGAGAAATCTGGCAGCAGCCCACGCCGAGCAGCCTTTCTGCAACGTATGGGCAAGATGCCCGGACCAACAAAAGACAAGAAGGGTCGAGACACGCCGCTGCTCAAGGCATTGAAAGATTGGGGCGCATCGTCAAAAGAAGAGGCGGTCCGTAAAGGCAAACGGATTTCAATGATAAATAAAAATAAAGAGAAGCGTGGTTAATGGGCTACGTCAACGAAAAGCTATCGTCACCGCACGCAATGCTGGAACTGGTACACAAAGGTGTTCCGGGGACAGGTGCCGTGAATATCTTTGGCTTCAGTCGTGCGCTCGGCACGAGCTTTGAAACAGTATGGAATGATGGCGGTACATACACCTTTCCTGCCTCGGCTGTCACAATGGATTGCGTATCAAGCAGCGTATCCGACACAATGAATATTCTCGTAAATGGCCTTGATGCGGATTACAAAAGCGTGGCTGCAATCGTAACACTAAACGGCACAACGCCTGTAACGACGACACAGACATTCCTGCGCATCAACTCTGCGGTGATCCTGTCAGGCAGCAATGTCGGTAACATTACGATCAGCAATGGCGGCACGACATATGGCTACATTGAGGCAACTTTAGGAACAACACAGGCGTGCGTTTACACAGTCCCAGCAGGATTTGCCTTGTATCTATTCCGCATTGACGTGACATCAGGCACAGTCAACCAGAACAAGTATATCACAATGCGCAATGTTATATGCACAAGCACAGGTCGCAAATTGCGCGTGGGAGAGGCTACGCTTCAAAACAACCAAGTTAGTTTCGACAGGCAGGTGCCATTTCGCATTGCTGAAAAAACAGACTTTCAGTTTGAAATGAAAAGCAGTTCTAGCACAAACGAAGTTTCTATTTTTGTTGAAGCAATATTGGTAGAGAACTGATGCCTAAGAAATTACATGCTGAGTTAAAAAAACGAGCCGAAGAAATGGGCTTAACTGGTGAGCGCAAAGACGCTTACATTTATGGAACCATGCAGAAAGTGGAGAAAGAAATGCACGGCGATAAGAAAAAAGGTAAGAAAAAATCTATGATGGGCGGGGGTTACGGAAAGTAATTACCATATCCCCCATTGCATTGTTTTAAATTCGCTTGCCTTCCAAGCGTAAGCTGCGGACAAACTCTTTCAACTCTCGCCGCGCTCTCCATAGATCCTGTTGGATATTAGGGTGTTTTGTACCTGTGCGAAGATATTGATCCTGATAGTGATCTACTTCCCGTCGGAGATGTCGTAAAAGTGCGTGATCGTGGAGTGTGAGGTCGTGCATTTTCTAGCTCCCTGCGCATGTAACATTCGGCACAGTATGTGTCATAGTCTGATTTTATCAGAGCATCCCTGTCGCAGTCCAAACATTTCTCAGTCATAACCACCACTCTGCGCTAACACCAAAAACAAACACTGATGCCAGTGTAACGACGATGGCAAAGATTACCCAGTCTTCTTTATTAATTTTCATCTGACTTCTCCCAAGGTGCGCGGGTCAATGTGACCTGCATGTTTTCCTGATTTTTCTTCTGACTGCCGAGCGCGACTTTCATGTTAAAGTCAACGCGAGGCTTTACGTCTGTACGCTCATAGATCTTAACAGAATTACGCCTGGCAGGATACGGGCGACCGTACAGCAAAGTGTTTAATTCTTCGAGCGTGTCGGCATTCACCGTCATTCGCTCGTTTGTGCCTGTCTGAATAAATTCAGCGCAATATCGTTTCATTCCATTAACTCCTTTATTCTTGCCTCTGCATTTTCAATCGCCGTATCAAACGCAGCAATGTCAGCACCAATACCACCGGGGCGTATATGCAAATCATACTCCCGCATCAGTTGCTGGCTGCGCTGCAAACGCTCAATTAGTTTGCGCTCGCAGTCTATTTGATATTGCGTTTGTTCTTTGGTCACAGCAACATAACCTTTATCTTTGTTTTGTTATTGACATGCTTGCTAGCAAATTTGCTAGAAGCCGTCAAGAAAATAATTACACTTGATTTACTGTTGTTCTAGCTATATTGCTAGCAAAGCAAAAATAAATGAGCGGCTGTTATGAGATATAAAAAAGCACAGTGGAACCACAGGATAAAAGCCGAATTGGCTGAGCGTATGCGCAAAGTGCAGCAGCTAAAGTCCGACGCAAGCGGTAACGAATATTCGCTGCGCGATGTAACAGAAGAAGCATTTGATCTGTATTGCAACTATCACGGCGTAAAAGCAAAGGACGCAGCATGACAATCTATATCGGCATAGATCCCGGCTTCTCAGGCGCTATTGCATTCTACGCACCAAAAGAAAACATCGTTTCAGTATACGATATGCCTGTCTATCAAAATGCCAAAGGCAAGACAGAAATAAATCTTTACGAACTGCATGACATCCTCGCGCCGGAAACGGACGAACCACACATGGCAATCATTGAGCAGGTCGCAGCCATGCGGGGGCAGGGCGTCACCAGCATGTTTCGATTTGGGCAGTCATACGGTGCCACGCAAATGGCAGTCGCAGCGCACAAGATACCTATGCAATTTGTCACGCCAGCCAAGTGGAAATCCTACTTAGGCTTGAGCCGTGATAAAGGGGTGTCGCGGAGTTTGGCAAGCCAGAGGTTTCCCAAGCAGGCAGATTTATTTAAGCGCGTGAAAGACGATGGACGCGCAGAGGCAGCATTGTTGGCATTATATGGGAAGCTATCGACATGAACGGATTTCAAAAGCACAACGTCAAGCACCTGTCAGCATCAAGCATTAACCTCTGGACCAATGCGCCTGACGTGTGGGTTGCGCAATACTTGTTTGGAAAGCGTGGACCAATGTCATCAGCCGCGATGCGTGGCATCTGTACAGAAGATGCAGTCGTATCAGTGCTGACAGGAACGGACGTAGCAGAGGCGCTTAAAGCCGCGCACGATAAGTTTGACGGGTTCTTTCCTATCGGCGATGAAAAGACAACGAAAGAGCGAGACATGATCCAACCCTGCATGGCATTGGCATTGGATGCGCTGAAAGATTATGGCGAGCCTGAGTTTCCAGAAGAGGGGCAGGAGAAGATTAGTATTACAGCCAAGACAGACGATTACGAAATCCCTGTGATCGGTTTCTTGGATCTGGTTTTCCCAAAGCAGGGTGTGATCATTGATCTTAAAACAACGGGCCGTATGCCAAGCACCATGTCGGCAGAGCATCAGCTACAACGCGCCATTTACCAGAAAGCCAAAGGCAATCAGGCGGTCAAGTTTCTATACGTGACGCCAAAGAAAACCAGCTTGCTGGAAGACGGTGATCCCAATGAGCTACTCGCTACAGCCAAAAAGCAAATCAGTCGGATGGAAAAGTTCCTACGGGCTGGCAGCAAAGAGGACATTGCACAAGTCATCCCAGTTAACCCGAACACATTCTACTGGAATGGTGCGGAAGCCATTAGAGAAGAATTATATGGTATCTAATCCCAGCGCAGGGTCACGCGCACAACAACGTCAACAATCAAACAACGTGAAAGGACACAAAAATGTTTGAAATCGACTTAGGAGCAACAGGCTCAGACGTAAACACTTTCCTGCAATGGTCAGCCAGAGGCACACAAGACGGAGCAGTACGCGCCAAGCAATTCTACCTACGCGAAGGCGCAGGCAAGGATGAATACGCAGCCGCGCAAACAACAGGCTTCGTCATTGATCTCGACAGTCTCAAGACAGGCTGGCAGAAATCGGAAGGCATCCAAGGTGTAGCACCCGAATGGAAGTGGAACCCATCGGTCAACCAAATGATGGCAAAGCCGGGAGATGATTACAAGAAAGGCATCTCAGTTAAGGTCGCAATTGGTGGTGGAAAGGTCGCAATGTGGGAGCAAGCAGGCGCTGCCATATGGTCAGCACTCACAGACCTTGCGCCCAAACTCAAAGACCAACCAGCCGCAGGGCAAATGCCGCTGATCAAAATGGTGGAAGCCAAGGAACTTAAATTCACCAAAGGCTCCACATGCTATCCCGTTTTTGAAATCGTCAAGTGGGTAGACAAACCCGACTGCCTCAAAGAAGGCGCAGCCGCAGGCATTGCTATTGAACCAGCACCCGCTCCCGCCCCTGCTCCCGTAGCTGCTCCGGCAGACGCAGAGTTTTAAAACAAAAATGCCCAGCGGTTTACGCCGCTGGGCAGTTCAACAGGGGAGGAATAACTAAAATGGAAATGGAAAATAAAATGAGCCTATGCCCCAAGTCCACCGTTATTAAGCAGTTCATAACACAAGTCACAGAAAATTGGAATACCTGTGGTGATCCGCTGATAGAAATACGTGCGATCGGACAAGCAGGATCAGTCTCAGCCGCAAGATTTACACTCAGCAAAATTCAGCAGGCCGTTGATCACGCCGAAGCAATGAACAACGCCAAGCAAAATATCTACATGTGCATCAATCCAATTGATCCCATCAAACCAATCCCGGCAGGCCGAGCCGCCAGAGATGGCGACATCCTCGCAGCCTTCTACTGCTTCGCAGACGCAGACACAGAAGGCGCAATGGAAAACATCCTGTCATTCGCCGGACCAAAGTTCACAATGTCGGTCAAGACAGGCACAACGCCATTTGCTAGAGGCCATGCATACTGGCAGCTGGAAGAGCCAATCTATAATCTTAACGCATGGCGCAACGTGCAGAAGTCAATCGCCGCCAGCCTGCAAACAGACAGCGCAGTCGTAAACCCCAGCAGGATCATGCGCGTGGCAGGCACAGTCTCATGGCCCAATGAAAAGAAACAGACAAAAGGATACGTGCCGGAGCTAGTCACAATGCGTACGCAATTCAGTACGGATCGTGACCCCGTGCCATTCGAACGCATGATGCGTGCATTCCCAGAACCCAAGCCGCCGGAACCAACAATACAAATTGATCTGGGCCAGCAGGCAATGGACAGACAACTGGCAGTGCAAAACGTCATGGCAGGCAATGACTGGCACGTCAACATGATCCGCCTTGTCGGCTCATACGTCACTAAAGGACTGTCAGACGAAGAGATCCACGCAATCACAGACAGCTTTACGCTGGCAGGCTACACAGTAGACGATACGCGCAGAGAAGTGCAGAAAGCCATAGACGGTGCCAGAGACAAAGGCTGGACCCCAGAGCCGGACCCAGCGCAGGAACGCATGGAACAGCAGAACGAGCAGCTACAGCACGATGATGACTTCAAGTGGCCTACACCATACGAAACATTCGATGCGCTCACGCTGCCGCGCAGAGAATGGGTGTACGGCTATGACTACATCAAGAAGTACATCAGCGTCACAGCCTCGGCAGGCGGGATCGGCAAAACTAGTGCAATCATTGTCGAGGCACTAGCAATCGCAACAGGCAAGCCGCTGCTCGGCATACAAGTCAAAGAACAAACAAACGTATGGATTATCAATCTCGAAGATCCAATATCCGAAATGCAAATGCGAACCATAGCAGCCATGCAGCACTACAGCCTGACGCCCGAAGACGTCAAAGGCAAGCTCTTCATGGACGGCGAAGACACCATGCAGATCACCCTTGCGGCAGAAGGCCGAGACGGGCTGATCACAAATGACACGCTGCTCAAGTTTATGGTTGACAAAATCAAAGCCAACAACATCGGCGTCATTATCATTGATCCATTTGTGTCAGCGCATCTGGTCAACGAAAATAACAATGGTAGCATCCAAGCAGTCGTGGCAATGCTGCGCAAAATGGCACGCGATACCAACAGCAGCGTCCAGCTTGTGCATCATATCAGAAAAACAAACGGCGATGATGCCACAATCGACAGCGTCAGAGGCGCAGGCTCACTCATCGGAGCAGCCAGAGCAGCCAGAGTGATCAACAGAATAACACCAGACGATGCAATGGCGCTGGGCGTAGACGAACACGATGCGCTCGGCATCTTCGCAGTGGACGATGGAAAAGCAAACCTCGCACCGCCAAGCGACAAGCGTATATACAGACGTATGCTCTCAGTCGAAATTGCAAACGGTGAACACATTGGGGTCGCCACAGAGTTTAAGATGCCGGATCTGTTCGACGGCGTGACAGCCAAAGACTTGTACAATGTGCAGCGCACAGTCGCAGAGGCAGAGAAAAACGATAAAGCATACCGAGCAGACGTCAGAGCAAAGAACTGGGTCGGCGTGGCGGTAGCCGAGCAGTTAAAACTCGACCTAGAGAAGCAGAAAGATAAAGCCAAGGCAAAGGCAGTTGCCAAGCAGTGGATCAGTTCCGGCAGTCTCAAGATTGCAGACGTGCCAGACAAACGAGCAGGCAGAGACGTGCCGTGCGTGATTGTCGGGGAGTGGGTAAAGTGGGAGGAGGTTTGATGCCTTCCACACTTCCACACTTGATTTCCAAAGAGTGTGGATGAAGTGTGGAAGTGTGGAGAAAAAGACCACAAATAGTTCCACCACACTAGTTGTATGTATATGACATACAAGTGTGGTGGAATGTGGATTAAATGAAACCGTGGCAAATTAAGTGTGGAGAATTGGGTATGAAAGAGCAGCGGGGGAAGAGACAAAAGAAATCGGACAGGATCTTGTTTAGCAATCAAAGCAAGAATGCAATCATGTGCGACTTCGCTATGGGGCCAGTGGACAGGCTGGCAATTGAAATGGATGACAAGTGGGGGATCGACGTGCTGCCGGAGTTGGTCAGCGTTGAGACAGCGCAGAAGTATGGCAGTGCGGTTGCCAAGATGAATGCAGCAGTTTGGGAAGAAGACGTGGAAGAAACCAAACTGCGCTGTGAGGTCGTCATTCGAGGGCTAAGGGCAATGGATGCGGAAGCAGAGCGTTTGGGCGCTCAGCGAGCCTCTACGGAAGTGTGGGAGGTGGAAATAGATGGCAAGCTGTTTGGCGTTATGAAGGATGGGAGGTCGTGGCGGACGATAAAGGAGCAGAGGCCAGAGCTAGAGTTGTTGACGCTGCGGGAAGTCGGGCTGGCGTACCAAGCGTTTCAAGAAAGTAGAGCAGGAGAATTTGAACGGGCAGTGAAGCAGTCGTTCAAGGGCGCAGAAATTATCGACATCAAGGCGAAAGTGTTTGATGATCCGATACCGTTCTGATAAATTGTTTGTATTGCGTTGGGTCTCATTTCCTCCCAATTGCCTCACAAACTGGCTCAGCATTGCGCTGAGCCTATTTTTTGAGTATCGTGTAATTGAAGTTATGAGAGGTGAGAGATGGGCAAAAGCAGAACAGTCAGCATAGCCATCATGGAAAAGATTGTTGACCGCTTAGCACACGGCGAAACATTAGTTGACATTACCAAAGACGAGAAGATGCCAACATACCGGGCAGTGACAAGAGCAGTCGCTGGGGATGATGAGATGTGGGAGTTGTATCGCAAGGGGCGTATCTTGCAGGCAGAGTATTATGCAGATCGTTTGAATGGATTGGCGATGGAGCCGTTGCCAAAAGGTTTAGATGTCCGCGAGCTAAACGCAGAGGTCAACAGACGCAGACTTGAGATAGATACTTTGAAGTGGACCACAGCACGCAACCAGCCATTCGGCATTCGCGATAAGAAAGAGGATCAACCGCAAGCGCAAACCTTCACGATCAGTTGGGCTGGCAATGATGTTGAGGTAACGGCAACGCCGGAGAAGCAGCAGGAAGAGAAGCAGCATGTTGTTAAGCATTAGCTCAAATGATGTGTATATCACACGTCCTGCCTGTCCGATCTACGCGCGTGAGGCAGGCGGCCTGATCTGCCTCGGCACCGGGGCTGATCAGGCGGGGCAAGCACAACATCTTGTGGTTTGCAAAAATTGCATGGCTGCTGCAGAAACTTTTGCGTGTAAAAACAATGTGTTATAGAATATTTAACATAATAACTATTATACGCCATGGGGTTAGCCATGCATTTTGCGCAACCCAGACCCCCACCCCCCGCCGAAACGCCCGCCACCTGTATATACGTATATCACCCTTGGAGATGGGACCGTGACTGACACTGGCCTCTTCAACCATATCACACAACTGCGCCACCTTGTCGTCAACGCAGAAAGCGCCACAGCCCAATATGAAGCAGCGGTCTTGCTTTTAGATTTATATGAAACCATACTAGAGCAGAACGGGCTGCTTATATTTTCAAATGGAGGGTATACCAAGCATTGACGCATATTGAGATACCATATGATCCGCGTCCATTGCAGATGGAACTGCACAACGAGATGCAGGTAAAGCGTTGGGGTGTTGTTGTGTGCCATCGTCGGTTTGGCAAGACTGTCTGGGCGATCAATCATATTTTGCGGGATGCGTTATTATCTGCCAAGCCGAACCCCCGGTATGCCTACATGGCACCCACCTATCGTCAGGCGAAGAATGTAGCTTGGGATTATATAAAACAATTTGCGGGTGGCATACCGAATGTAAAGTTTCACGAGACTGAATTGCGGTGCGACTTGCCAACAGGCGCGAGGATTTCGTTGCTTGGTGCTGAAAATCCTGACAGCCTGCGCGGTATTTATCTTGACGGCTGCGTAATGGACGAGGTTGCTGACATGCCTGAGAGCGTGTTTCCAGAGGTTATTCGTCCTGCCTTGTCTGATCGGAAGGGCTGGTGCGTTTTTGTTGGTACGCCGAAGGGGCATAATGCGTTTCATGAGGTGTATGAACAGAGCGTTGCGAATGATGATTGGTTGACTGCGATATACAAGGCGAGCGAGACGGGGATCTTGGACGACGAAGAATTGTCGGCTGCGCGGCAGATGATGTCTGCGGATCAGTATGCGCAGGAATTTGAGTGTAGTTGGAATGCGAATGTTCCGGGTGCGATTTATGGCGGCGAGTTAGAGGTATCGTTGCGGGAGGGTCGGATTTGCAATGTTCCGTATGATCCGAGCCAGCGTGTTGATACGTGGTGGGATTTGGGAGTTGGTGACAGCACGGCGATTTGGTTTACGCAGAGTGTTGGTCGTGCTGTTCATGTGATTGATTTTTATGAGAACAGAAATCAGGGTTTGCCGCATTATTGTCAGATATTGAATGCGAAGAATTATTTGTATGGGACGCATAATGCGCCGCATGACATTGAGGTGCGTGAGTTGGGGTCTGGAAAGTCTAGGCGGGAGACGGCTTGGGATTTGGGATTGAATTTTCGCGTTGTGCCTAAGTTGCCGTTAGAGGATGGGATACATGCGGCGCAGATGTTGCTGCCGCGTTTGTGGTTTGATCGTGAGAGGTGCAAGGATGGTTTGGATGCTTTGCGGCAGTATCATCGGGCTTATAATGATAAGACTAGAAGTTTTCGCGCAAATCCTGTACATGATTGGAGTAGCCATGCATCAGATGCGTTTCGGTATTTTGCTGTGGGGCTGCGAGAGGGTGGTGATCGATCAAGGCCACCGCAAAGGCAAGCGGTTATGGAGTATGACCCATTTGCAGCATAGGAGATAGATAATGGCTTGGTATGATAGTTTTTTTGGCGGCTCTAAAAAGACGGACCAGTCAAAAGAAAAGACGGGTTTATCTGCTGTAGCGAGCGACATTGCTAAGGATGTTTCTATTGCCGTTAAGACGTTTGGTCAGAGTTCTGAGCAGCAGGCTCAGACTATGAAAGAGATGGGTTACAGCGATGCTGAAGTAAAGGCTTATCAGGAGCAAACGGCGCAGACGGCTGAGGAGCAAAGAAAATCTATGATGGGTTCTAGGGATAGAACGACACCTGCTGTTGAGGCTGCGCCTGCCACGACTGTTCCGGCTGTTGCGGAGGTTGATATTGGTGTTCCGAAGGGAGCGCGTCCTGCGGGTGCAGTTGAGGAGGCGACGAGGGAGGCTGGGAAGCGCGGTCGTCGTGGAACGATTGCAACGGGTGCGCGTGGTTTGTTGCGCGAGCCGGAGACGGCGGCTCGGCGGTCTTTGATGGGATTGATTGCATGATAAGGTTACCGCAGCAAATTGCGGGGATGATGGGAAGGCAGGCTATGCAGCCAGCGCAGATGAAGGTTGCTCAGACTGTTGATCCTTTGGAGCGGTTGCAGCAGCGCATGGCGGGTCGGACGCTTGGCGGTGCGTTAGAGGGTGTTAAGAAGAAAGAAACCAGCAGTTTGCTAAATATGTTTGGGGTGAAGTAATGGCACAGGTATCGCCTATCGTTACGCAGTTGGAGCGCCGTTATAAGACGTTGCAGTCGCAGCGGTCTAACTGGGAGAAGCATTGGCAGGAGTTGGCTGATTATATGTTGCCGCGTAAGGCTGACATTACGAAAAAGCGGACGCAGGGCGATAAGCGGACTGAGTTGATTTATGACGGGACGGCTATTCATGCTGTTGAGTTGTTAGCGTCTTCGTTGCATGGGATGCTGACATCGCCGAGTACGCCTTGGTTTTCTATGCGGTATCGTGATCCGGCGTTACAGCAGAACGATGAGGCAAATGAGTGGTTAGAGTTGTGCATGGATCAGATGTATCAGGCGTTTAACCGCTCCAACTTCCAGCAAGAGATACATGAGTTGTACTATGACTTAGTCGTGTTTGGCACGGCTGCGTTTTATGTTGAGGGTGACAATGATGGTTTGCGGTTTAGTTCGCGCCACATTGCGGAGATAATGATTTCCGAGGATGCCGAGGGCCGCGTTGATACGGTGTATCGCAAGTTTAAAATGACGGCGCGTTCATTGATTATGCGTTTTGGCGAAGAGAATATGCCGCGATCTGTATTGTCTGACATGAAGACAGATCCGTATAAGGAGCATGAGATTATTCATGCAGTATTCCCGCGCGGAGAGACGAAGGGTCGGACTGCCAAGAATAAACCGATTGCATCGGTGTATTACCATCAGGGTGCCAAGCATTTAATTAGCGAAGGTGGGTTTGATGATTTTCCGTTTATGGTGCCGCGATTTGTTAAAGACAGCGTGAGCATATATGGGCGCTCGCCTGCCATGACTGCTTTGCCTGATGTAAAGATGGTCAACAAGATGTCAGAGGTGACGATCAGGGCGGCGCAGAAGCAGATTGACCCGCCGTTGATGGTTCCTGATGATGGATTTATGATGCCTATACGGACAACGCCGGGGTCATTGAATTTTTATCGATCCGGCACGCGTGATCGTATGGAGCCGTTGCAGATTGGTGCGAATAATCCTCTTGGCTTAAACATGGAGGAGCAACGCCGGAATGCTATTCGGCAGGCGTTTTATGTAGATCAGTTGCTGTTGGGGCAGGGTCCGACAATGACAGCGACTGAGGTTTTGCAGCGCAATGAGGAAAAGATGCGACTTCTTGGGCCTGTTCTCGGTAGGCTCCAGTCTGAGTTGTTGCAACCTCTTATTTCTCGTTCATTTGCGCTGCTCCTCCGGGATGGGCTTCTCCCTGCCGCCCCGGAGGAATTACAAGGTCAGGACATTGATATTGAGTATGTATCGCCATTGGCGAAGGCTCAGAAGCTGACTGACTTGCAATCTGTACTGCGTGGATTTGAGGTTCTTGTGCAGTTGGGCGAACTTGCGCCAGTGCAGGATTATATCGATCCAGATCGTATGGTGCAGTATTTGGTTGAAACGACTGGTATGCCTGCGCGTATTATTCGCAGTAATGATGAGATTGCGCAGTTACGCCGTCAGCAGGCGGCGGCTCAGCAGGCACAGGCTGCTCAGCAGCAGGAGCTAGTTGACGCGCAGGTTGCGCAGCAGACAGCGCCAATGGTTAAGGCATTGAGCGGATGAACAAACTAAGGGCAATGGATGAATTAAAGCTGGCTTATCGGCGCACATTTAATAACGAAGATGGCGAGCAAGTTTTAAGTGATCTTAAAAAGCGTTTTGCTTTTGAGACAACCACGTTTTCGGGCGATCCTTATCAATCAGCGTTTAATGAAGGGCAGCGAGCAGCAGTGCTGCTGATCGTCCGTATGCTGTCCGAAGAGAAGGAAATCACATGAGCGAAGAGGCAATCCAAGAAAGTGGATCTCAAGAAGTCGCAAATACTGGCGCAGCGTCAGTAGGATTTTTAGATAGTTTACCAGAAGATTTGCGCAATGAGCCAAGTTTGCGCAACTTTACTGATCCCGGTTCTTTGGCAAAAAGTTATGTACACGCGCAGCGTATGATCGGCGCGGACAAAATACCGTTGCCCGGCAAGTCTGCAACGGATGATGAGTGGCGAGCAGTTTATTCTAGGTTGGGTGCACCAAACGATCCGAGCGAATATGACATTTCGTTTAGTTCTTCGTCTATGGGTGAGAATGAGATTGCGAGCTTAAAGACGGCTTTACATCAGGCAGGATTGACAAACCGTCAAGCGCAGGCGTTTGCAAATTATTTGGATCAGTCGTACAGCGAAGGCATGAGCCAGCGTGAAAGTGCGGCAGAGGATGCACGCTATCAAGGCGAGCAGGAATTGCGTCAAGAGTATGGCAAGGCGTTCGAACAAAAGTTAGAACGTGCGCAGATGGCGGCTAATGTTTTGTTGGGCGGTACGGAAATCTTTGATGAGATTACGTTGTCAGACGGGCGCATGTTGGGCGATCATCCGGCGATTGTTCGCATGTTTGCGTCCCTTGCAGATCAGATTGGAGAAGATAGTTTGGAGGGTCAGACCACTGAAATGATTATGACCCCAGAAGAGGCATCACGTCAAATTGCGGAGATGACTAGACAAGATGGCCCTTATTGGAATAAAATGCATCCAGAGCATGACAGTTACATCAGTCAAGTTCTTGCTCTACGTGAATACTTATAGTGGATAACCGAGAGGCCCACACACAAGCATGTGCGTCATGCGGAGTGACTGCCCAAGCAGTAAGCAAGACCCCGCAAGGGACAATCGAGCGACATCACCTGTAACCTTTTCTTAGGAGTTGGAGACAAATGTCTACTCAAATTACTACGGCATTCGTCAATCAGTTTTCTTCGAACGTACAGATGCTGTCACAGCAGATGGGTTCACTACTGCGCACAGCGGTAGACGTAGAAACTGTTAATGGCGAGAAAGCCTTTTTTGATCAGGTCGGCAGTGCTGCTGCTGTTCTGAGAACTACACGTCATGCGGATACTCCGCTGATTGATACACCTCACTCTCGTCGCATGGTGACGATGGCGGATTATGAATATGCGGATCTGATTGATGATCAGGACAAAGTTCGCATGTTGATCGATCCAACATCAACATACAGCCGCGCTGCTGCTGCTGCTATGGGTCGCGCAATGGATGACGTGATTATCTCTGCCGCTCTTGGCAATGCCAAGACTGGTAAAGATGGTGGAACAACAACACCATTCGATACATCAAATCAGCAAATCGGTGTAGGTTCACCGGCGGCTGGTTTGACACTGGCGAAGTTGCTAGAGGCAAAAGAAATCCTCGACAGCAATGATGTTGATCCATCAATCCCACGTTACATCGTTGTTTCACCAAAACAGATCTCTGATTTGTTGGGCGACACAACCGTGACATCAAGTGACTTCAACACTGTTAAGGCTTTGGCGCAAGGCGAGCTAAATCAGTTTGTTGGCTTCACATTCATCACGTCAAACCGTCTAGGCGTTGATGGCTCAGCCTATCGTCGCGTAATTGCATTCGCAATGGACGGCATCAAGCTAGCGATCGGCAAAGAGCCAACTGCTCGCATTGATGAACGCGCAGACAAATCATATGCAACACAAGTCTACTATTGCCAATCTATCGGGGCGACCCGTATGGAAGAAGCAAAAGTGGTCGAAGTGTTGTGTTCTGAAGCGTAAGGAGTTTGAACAATGGCTACAGTTTATTCAGCACAACGTACAAACTCGCTGGCAGACCCAGTCGTGATGAACAAAGCCAATGAGATGGGCGGACGTATCCGCGTAGCTCATGGTACATATGAGGCATCTTCTTTGGCTGACGCCAGCACAATTGAGATGTTTGTTCTACCAGACGGCGCACGCTTGCTGGAAGGCTCACTGGCGCATGACGCGTTGGGTGCAGGTACTACTTTGTCAGTAGGGTATGCTGCGCATACCAGTTCTGCGGGTGCTGCGGTTTCAGCTTCCGCTGCTGCTTACAAAGCTGCTGCTGCTTCGACATCTGCCCAAAAGGTAGACATCTTGGCAACGCTGGCTTTGGGTTCCGGCACAGAGACAGACACCAATGAAGATGGTGTTGCGATCACTGTGACGAACGCAAACACAGCGACTGGCACAATTGAGCTAACCATTAAGTATGTGGTTGACTAAATAAGTCGGGGCGGTTCGCCGCCCCCTCTTTTCTTTGGAGGCAGACTTTGGCTGATTTAGTTCCATTTGACCCTAAAAAACACAAGGCAATTAATTTGCCGGGTGGTGGGAAGGCGACAGAATACTTGGCTTCGGAAATGTCTCCAGAAGGATCAGCGTGGAATATTCCTCAAATTTGGTTTAATGTTGAGACTGGAGAGCCAAAGTTTTTAGAAGGCGACCGCGCTTGGGATGAAGCAAAAAGCTACGAGGAAAGAACAGGTAAGAAGTTCCCTAGATACAAAACAATTAAACAAGCTGTAAAAGCCGCACAAGAAAGATCTTCAAGCGGTGGTGCATCTAAGAAAAGCCTGATGAATAGGAAATAAGCATGACAAGTAAAGTTGATATTGCAAACTACGCTTTAAACAAAATCGGCGGGTCAAACATCATTAGCTTTACTGAGGACAGCAAGGCTGCGCGGATTGTTAATCAGCGTTATGATGCAGCCCGTGACGCTGTTTTTCGGGCGCATCCGTGGAATTGTTTAATTCGTCGCGCAGAATTAGCGCGGAGTTCAACGGCTCCTACGTTTGGGTACACGTATCAATACGCACTGCCAACTGACCCATACTGCTTGCGTGTTTTGGAATTTAGCAATGGATCTTTATCATATCCGCAAGATAACATGGTTTCTGCGCTTGGTGAGCCAGTGTTTGTTATTGAGGGTAGAAATCTTCTGACAAATGAAGGCACAGCAAAAATTAAGTATGTGGCGCAAATTACAGACCCAGCGCAGTATGATGCCAACTTAGTTGAAACAGTTGCCGCGCGTCTGGCGCATGAGATTGCGTATGCAATTTCGGGATCGACAACTTTGGTGCAATTAATGGACGTACAGTATCAAACGCAATTAAAAGAGGCTCGGTTTGTTGACGCGACTGAGGGCGCGACAACACACATTGAGGCGAGCGACTTTATTGAAGCGAGGTTCTGATGGCGCGATCAGCACCAGCATATAGCTCATTCACCGCTGGTGAGATTGGGCCAAAGTTTGAAGGTCGAACGAATATTGAAAAATATCGTGAGGGTTTGGCTGATTTGACAAACATGATTGTCATGCCAAGCGGTGGCGTAACACGCCGCCCCGGCACAGAGTTTTTAGATGAAGTTAAAAATAGCGCGGTCAAGACGCGTCTTATCCCGTTTCAGTTCAAAGCCAGTGATACGTATATTTTAGAGTTTGGCGATCAAGTGTTTCGGATTTATCGTAACGGTGCGCTGGTTACGAGTGGCGGAGTTCCTGTTGAAGTTGTTACGCCTTATGTGGCTGCGGACATCTTTAATCTGCGTTTTGTACAATCTGCCGATACAATGTATTTTACGCATCCAAGCTATGACGTGCGCAAATTAACGCGGACAGATCATGATGCTTGGAAGTTTTCCATTCCGATCTTTCAAGGTGGATTGGATGCTGCAAAGTATATTGAAAACATTACGCAAGCTAATCCCGGTGTTATTACTGTAACAGGTCATGGATTTAGCAATGGCAATGAGGTTTCATTGTCAGGCATTCAAGGCATGACAGAAATATCGGGTGCAAATTATCGCGTTGCCAATGCAACAACCAATACATTTACACTTGTTGACGAGGCTGGTGATAATGTTGACACAACCAGCTTTACGGCGTTTGAAGATGGTGGAGGCACTGAGGTTGCAATTACTGGTGCGACACAAGCCAACCCATGCGTGATTACCAGCAACAGTCATCCGTTCTTTGATAACGATGTTATCTATATCAAAGACGTGGCTGGCATGACAGAATTGAATGATGCTTATTATATCGTTGCATCTGCCACAACAAATACATTTGCATTAAAAGATATGTCTGGCACTGACGTTGATGCGACAGGATATACTGCTTACACCTCTGGCGGCACGGCTGAGCTTGCATTATCCAAGGTGCAGAAGATACAGGCTGTCGGAACAGAAATGAGCGGTACGGACAACCGTCCCAGCGTTGTAACATTCTTTGAGCAGCGTTTGGTATTTGCCAACACAAACAACAATCCGCAGACGATCTTCTTTAGCAAAAATGCTGATTACCAAAACTTTGAGACAGGCACGGCTGACGATGATGCTTTGATCTACACGATTGCGTCAAACCAAGTGAACGCAATTCGTTATCTGTCTGCCACGCGGATCTTGACGATTGGCACTACTGGTGGCGAATATGTTTTAACATCTGCAAATGATGGTCCCATTACACCAACAGCAACTTTGATCCGCAAATATTCCAATTATGGATCAGGAAATGTTGAGCCTGTGCAAGTTGCAGATGTGACGTTATTCTTGCAGCGCGGTGGACGTAAAGTGCGTGAATTTAAATATGTCGGCGAATTGAATATTGAAGCATATGCAGCGCCTGACATGACGATCTTAGCAGAGCATTTGACTGAAGGCGGCGTTGTTGGGTTTGCATATCAACAAGAACCGGAAAGCATTATCTGGGCAATTCGCGCAGACGGCACGCTGCTTGGCTTGTCATATCGCCGAGAAGAGCAGATTGTTGCATGGCATAAGCACATCATTGGCGGCACGTTTAGTGGCGGTCAGGCTGTTGTTGAAAGCATTACAACTTTGCCGACAGACACGGGCGAAGACGAATTATATATGATTGTAAAGCGTACTATTAATGGTGCTACTAAAAGATATGTTGAGCGCATGAAAGTGTTTGACTTTGGTTCTGACACGACAACTGCATTTTTTGTTGACAGCGGGTTGACGTATAGTGGCTCGGCTGTGAATACACTTTCTGGCTTGTCTCACTTGGAAGGCGAAAGCGTAACGGTATTGGCAAATGGCGCTGCGCATCCAGTTCGTACAGTATCTAGTGGCGCAATAAGCATGGCTTATGATACAACTAATGCAGCAGTCGGTTACAGTTACACAAGTTCAATGCAAACAATGCGGTTAGATACAGGCTCAGCAGATGGCACAGCGCAAGGCAAACCAAAGCGTATTCATGGTTTGACTGTGCGTTTCCATGAAACTGTTGGCGCAGAGATTGGTAATGACAGCGGCGAGACAGATCGTATTCCGTTTCGCAGTTCTGCCAATCCAATGGATCAGGGTGTTCCATTGTTTAGCGGCGATAAGAAGATTGAGTTTCCCGGCGGTTTTCAAGATGATGATCGTGTTTACGTGCGACAAGATCAAGCGTTGCCAATGACGGTTCTGGCGTTGTTCCCGCGTTTGAACACGTTTGATATATGAGGCTAGATAGATGAGTATCTTTGCAGCAATCAGTTTAGGTGCACAGCTTATAGGCGGGGTTCAATCAAGAAATGCGGCAAACCGAGCCGCAAAGAAGGCGCAGCAAGCGGCAGAATTTAATGCAAGTATAATTGAACGCGATATTGATCTGTTGGAAAGACAGCGCGGAATTATCAATGCAAACTTTTTAGTGCAGCAAGAAAGAGCAGAGCAAGAATTTGAGCGTGACGTGCAAGCAGTTGCTCGGTCTGGTTTTGCTTACGGTGGCTTTGATATGAGCCAAGGCACGCCAATGGAGGTGCTGCGTAACAATGCGCGTGAGTTTGAATATCAAAAATCTGTTGAGCGGTTTAATAATCAAATTACAAATCTGCAAATTACAGACGCACAAGAAGAGGCTGAGTTAAACGCACAGTTGGCGCGTATGGAAGGCGGCGCGACAGCCGCAGGTTTAAGGGCGCAAGGCACAAGAAGTTTGATTAGTAGTTTGGGTCAAGCTGCTCAATTTACTTATCAAGCTGGCGGATTGAAGGAAATATTTAAATGAGGATACCAGTATTTCGCACCCGTGCCGCAGCAACTCAAGAAGCACCCGGACGCAGCATTCAAGCTAGAATGCGCGGCGATGTTCTTGCTCAAGCAGAATTGCAGAAAGTCTCAGTGGGGCAGGAAATGGTCGCACAGATTGGCGAATACGCTAAGATGCGATATAAAGAGGCAGAGGAGCTTAAACTAAACGAAGCACTGTTGGCGGCTGAGGATGGCATTCGGACAGCCTCACGCGATCTATCGCGCTCCTCGCAGCTATACAATATCTTTGAGGGTGAAAACCTATGGGATCAGCAGACATCTGCGATCCGCGATCAGGCTTTGGATGCGCTGGGCGGGAATAGATTTACGCGTCAGAAGTTTTTAGAGCGTTACGGGCAAATGGAAGTGACAAGTCGTTTTGAATTGCGCGGCGTTGTTGATCGTAAAATAGAAGCTGCCAAGCAGGCTGCGATTACTGCCCGTAACGAGCAAACGGTAGTGGATTTATCTGATCCGGGCCTTACGGACCCAGCGGCAATGATTGAGAAATATAATGCAACGCTCGCAGGCCTGACCGTTGATCAGGCTCGTTCTGTTAAAAATGGCACGGCAAATCCAACCGTTGTGCAGGCTGCAAATTTAAAATTAAAAAAACGCATCGCGGAAAATGTTGCAAGTGCATATATTGGATCAGATCCAATATTAGCGGCAACAATGCTTGGCGCATTAGAAATACAAGATCGGATTGATCTGGGTGAAGATGTTCCAAAAGATGAAATGCCTGCATTGCCCGGCGGCTCATATGCTCTTTATACTTTGCAAAACTTGCCGCGTGATGAGGCTATAAATGTTTTGGCTAACGCATTAACAAATGCAAACAAGTTTGCAGCGTTAGAAGAAAAGATGCAACAGCGTGCTGAAGCTGCTGAAAAAGATGTTATTCAGAATGCAAAGAATAGATATTTTTATTATCAGCCAGACGAAACGTATAGCATAGTTGATTTAAATAGATTTTTACCAAATGCGATAGGATACTTGCCTAAAGAGGCTTTTGCTGATGTTGAGAACATTAAAGGCACAGATATGCGTACTGCAATTGAAACTTATTTAGATGCATCAAATGCAATCACGCCGGATTTCCGTGAAAAGATAAATAAGCTAGATGAAGAAGAAAATGTTAGTTTTTTACCATATCGTGAGAAATCAGATCAAAAAACCTATGATGAATTGTTTGCTTATAAAAATAAAGGCGATTTAAGATATAGTGATGTAGAAGATTACAAAAGACAATTATCACGCGAAGATTACGTCTATTTTATAAACAGTATAGAAACCGAAGAAGAGGAAGCAGTTAGCGCGGCAAAGCGTTATGCGCAGGCAACCTTCCAGTATGATGAGCAGACAGCACTTGATCCAAACATGGGTCGCGCATCTAAGGCTGCATTTTATTCTGTTGTTGCCGAGTTGGAGCGTGCGGTTGCCGATCGTCGATTATCGGCTGAAGGACCAATGACGCCCACTGAAATTAATCAGCTAACACGCAACTTAATCAACGATCAGAAAGAGTTTTTCGAGCAGCAGCTACGTCAGGATTATGTCGGCCAGATTGATCGTTACAATAAAGATAATAGCGGAATTGGCATGCTTTTAAGCTATGAAAATCCTTTAGCTGATTTGGATAATTGGTATGCTGGCCTTTCAGTTGCAGAACAAACCGCCCAAAACTCTAAATATGGTCGGATTAGAAGCAATTTGAAACTTGAATACTTTAACAAAGGGTTTGAATACTAATGGCTGACTTAATCCAAATAGATACAGACGAGGAAATGGATAAGTATGCCGAGGCTGAGCTTATCTCGCAAAATCCACCACCTGTTGCTGCGATCAAAGAAAAAACTTTGAACTACAACCCAATAACTGGGCGTAATGACGTTTTAACGTCATTGTCTACTGGCGGATATGTCAAAGTGGGTGAAGAGGAATTGCCACGCATTGAGCAAGTTCAGCAATATACGCGTACTTTAAAAAACATTGGTGTGCCACTTGACATAGCTGAATATGAGGCTGCTGGCTTTAGCGCAGAAGAGGTGCAGGCGGCTGGCGTTATGCCTATGGTTCAAGAAAAGCCTAAACGCACCGAGCCATTGAGTGAGGGTGAAGTGCTTCGCCTTCATCGTGAAGGTAAAAAAACTGTTGCGCCAAATCGCATGTTTATGCGTGATAATTTTAATACGGCTGTGCGTGATGGGTTATCTGCAATTGGCCTTCCCTCGCAGCAAGCCAATCAAATTGCTGATGTGATTATGGGTCAAGTTGATACAACCGGCGGGACAGGACTGTTTGACACAGGCATCGGTATTGTAGATTTTACACCACTTGGATTGGCATTTGGGATTGAAGAGATTGGCACTGATTTAAATCGCAGTGTTCGCCAAGATGATTATACAGGCATGGGTATAGGTATTTTGCTTTTAGCTTTATCAGCCGCTGAGGCATATCCGCTTACAAAAGTTGGTGCTAAAAAAGTTAAAGCACAAATTCCAACAATACGCAAAGCAATTGCCGATCTAGGCCAAGGCGCAGAGGCACGCATTGCAGAGCGTAGTACAGGAACGACTTTATATTCTGGGTTTGATCCTACACTCTTAACAGATCCATTGTTTGCATATATTGGGAAGCGTGCTGGTAATCCCGGAAATGAAGAGGCTTTGACTGCAATTTCTGAACTTACTCAAGGTAAAAAAACAAAAGTTGAAGATTTAATAAATTATTTTGAAAAAGAACATATAAACATTCATGGTCGCAAACTTGATCCATATGTTGATGAAGATTTTGATGTTGCTGTTCAAGCTGCATCAAATGAAGTTAAATATCAAATGGATGAAGCTATCAGCGGCAGAGGCTGGTATGATAGTGACGTAAAGAAAACTTTTGAAACTTTATCACAAGTTCCCGGTTTAGAGCGTTTAGCTGATGATGAAACATTGCGCATTATATGGTCAGCATTTGCAGCGCCAACATCTATTGGTAACAAAGTTGATTTAAATACTCGTGCGGCAACAGCGGCATTTTTGCAATATTTAAAAACGGGCAAAGTTCCTGTCGATCCACCAATGAAAGGTGCAACTACTGAAGGCATCCGAGGTGCAGGTTGGGGTATGAAAGGAAAGTCTGTTGCCGCTGGTATGAAGGTCATTGCGCATTTAATTGATACCAAGGGACCAGAGGGTTTTGCAGATTGGTGGCTTTCACCTCATACGCTAGAAGAGCTAACTAATGTTCGTAAAGCTGCCGGATTGAGTGGTGGGCCAAGCGGATTAAGTGGAGGTAAGGATAGCCTGCATCTTGGTGCTATGGTCCTTGGCGATAAAACAGGTCGGTATTCTTTAAATATTAACGGCTATCAAGGAACGACAAAAGATCTTTGGTTCTCACGTTCATATAACAGACACTTTGGCGATATGCGTAATCCAGATGGGTCAATTGCTGGCGGTCCAAGAAATCAAACAGAGCGCCGTCGCATGGAAGAATTTACAGCACGGATGCTTGACAGCATTAAAGAGGAAGGTCTAACTGAGCAAGATGCTCAAGCCATTTTGTGGTTCTATGAGCAAAATCTATTCACTGATCTTGGCGTGACATCACGTCCGGGATCATTTTCTGAAGCAGCGGAGAAAATAGCAAATGAGTTACGATCAGGAGTTCGCACAAGCGATGAAATTGAAACTGGAGTTGAACAGGCAGGCGAAGGGCTTGCAGGGTTCAGAGAAATCAGCGCCCCGAAGCGGACCGTTCGATCGGAGCGCAGAAGTAGACAAACTGATGGCGAAGCATTCGGGCCTTACACGCGAGGAAGCGGAGAAGGGGCTGAGGGAACTGGGCTTCTAGTTCTTAATCCTGACGAGCAAACACAGCGTATATACAACGAGGCAGGCATTTCACTGCCTAGCATTAAAGAGCAGCCTGCGGCAGATACAGCAGTACAATACAATGCCGATATGACAGAGGCAATGTCGGGGCATACTTATGGTGCACAGGTTGAAATTAAATCGGCAGAAGAGCTTGCAAACGCAAGATTGTTCAGAACAGAAAACAACAGCGGATTTGCAATTAAACCTGACGGCGATATTGTTGCTGTGTTTCAGTCTGGTAATGAAACTGGTAGCGTAGGATATGCGATGATCCAAGCGGCTGTTGAGGCTGGTGGACGTAAATTAGATGCATTTGATACATTCTTGCCCGGCATTTATGAAACCGCTGGATTTAAGCCAGTCGCCAGATTGCCTTGGGATGATGAATTTTCGCCGCCTAATTGGGATAAAGAAGTATTTAAAAAGTTTAACAATGGAGAGCCTGATGTAGTATTCTTTGTGTACGATCCTAATTACTTTGGTGGCGCAACGGATGTACCTATATTTAAAAATTATGATGATGCTGTTGCTGCGCAGGATGCAGAAATAGCACGACTAAAGGAGACAATAGATGGCTATTGATCCAGCAGAATTAGCAAGGCAACAAGAACAGCGCCAGCGCATTGAGGTTGCTGGTGCGCCTACTGAATTTGCCAAAGGGCCAGAGGCAGGCGTGCAGCTTGCAGGTGGCGGGACAAAAGCGTTGCTGGAGGTTTTGAATAAATTAAAACCATCTGTTACACCTGTTTTGCCTTATGAGGCTGATGCGGCAATACCACCGGGAGTATCGCCGGAAAGCGTAGTGCAGCCATCACGCGTACCAACACCACAAGAAATTGGCCTTGTGCCAGATCCGGGCAAATACTCAGAGCGGCGCACGCAGGAGATACTAGCGCCGGAGGTTTTGTCGCCGGAAGGTGTAGAAGAATTTCAGCGCCGTGGCTTTAAAGCGCAAGAGCCTGTTGAAGAGCAAACAATTCAAAACGCAGCAGAAGCGTTGGACGAGCAAGCGGCAGAAGCTGAATTATTGGTCGGTGACGTAAAGAAGCAAGCGCGTGATGCGTTGACGGCTGAAACGCGTGGCTTCAAGCCGGAGACAGGCGTGGCTGATGAAAAGCTGGCAGATCAAATGGCTGACCAGTTGCTAATGCGCAGAGGTCAAATCAAAACGCTAGAAGATGGTGGCGACTTTAACTTTGATTACATGACAACAACGGATGATGTTAAAGAAACTATTACTGCACTTTCTGAAGTTTATAGGGATCAAACAAAAGCCGTTAAGCGTGGTTATATCAGCAACGAAGTCACAGCCGACAAAGCTGCAAAAATCATTGCAGATGAGGTTGGTTTAACGCGCACATTGCTTAAACGTAAAATCGGCGATGGCACATTAAGTGCAGAGATGATGCTGGCATCGCGTGAATTGCTTGTGCGCAGCGCGGAGAAGCTAACAGGTTTAGCAACTAAAATTAAAGACGGCACAGCAACTGCAACAGATCGACTGGCATTCCGCAGGCAAATGGCGATCCATGCTGGCATTCAATTGCAGGTTAAGGGTGCGCAGACAGAAGCGGCTCGGACATTGCAATCATTTCAGATCAAGGTTGGCGGCGAGCTAAGTGCTGTTGAGCAGGCGCGTGAGGCGCAGCGTTTATTGCAGGAAACTGGCGGAGCCGATTTAGTTGACGCAATGGCGGACAACTTGCTGAAGGTACAAAAAGAAAACGGTCAACGCGGCATCAATGAGTTTGCGCGTGGCGGCTGGAGAGCCAAGACACGTCAGATGCTTTCAGAAGCGTATTTGTCTGGGCTGCTCAGCAACCCAGCAACGCAGGTAAAAAATGTTGTTGGTACTGGAGTATTTATGGCGTATCAGCTACCAGCCGAAATGATTGCAGGCATGTATGGATCTGTTATTCGGGGGGGCCGTGGAGCGTTGAAGTTGCCGATCAGCGATGATCAGGTTTACGTTGACGATGCCATGCTACGCTTTAAGGGCTGGATGGACAGCTACAAGGACGGATTAAAGGCGGCATCGATTGCATGGCGCACTGAGGTGCCAGCGGCTGAAGCAAGCAGATTGGACGTTGAAAACTATACGTCTATTGCAGGTGAAAGTAATGCTTGGACATCCAAGGCAATTTCTGAATTTGGCAAGCGTGTGCGTATTCCGTTCCGCCTGCTGCTGGCAGCAGACGAATATTTTAAAACAATCGGGCAACGCGGCGAATTGTATGTGCAGGCCAACAAGGCATATAAAAAAGCATTGCGCAATGGAAAGACTGTGCAGGAGGCGCAAGACGAGGCAGGCATGATCCTGTTAGATCCGCGTTCTGTTTCTGAAGAGTTGGATTATAAAGCTAAATTTGACACGTTGCAAAGCGATCTAGGCCAGTTCGGTAAATTTACAGGAATGGCGCAGAGGTTTGATATTGCGGGCATTCCAGTAGGTCGCATGATACTACCTTTTGCCACTGCGCCGACAAACTCATTTTTGCGCTCTGCAGAGTTTATGGGTATCAATCCAAAAATTTACTCTGACATCGTAGGCAAAAACGGTTCACGCGCACAGCAGATGGCAATGGGACGGCTGACTGTTGGCGGTGCAACTATGGCTGTTGTGGCTGATTATGCAATTCAAGGCAGCATTACAGGCGGTATGCCGAGCGATCCAAAGGTGCGGGATGCTTTGCCGCCGGGTTGGCAACCATATAGCTTTGTGTTTAGAGGCGAAGGCTTTCCAGAAGACATGCCATTGTATGATGTATATGGACGCCCAAATGGTCCATTAGAATACGTAAGTTATGCGGGGTATGAGCCTGTTGGCGCTGTGATTGCTGTAACTGCCGATACAGTTCAGAGAATGCACCGCACGCGCGATCCAGAAGTGCGTAACAACTTAGCTGCCGCAGCAGTTGGTTCAGTTATTGATTATTACAAAGAATTGCCAATGTTGCAGGGTTTATCTGACGTTGCATTTGCATTGGAATATAATGATCCAATGCGCTTCTTTAGAAGTCCAGCCGAGGCAGCAACGCCGATTGGCTTGCCAAACCCTGTTAGCTCGTTGCAGCGTGCAGGGGGTCGCATGGTTGATCCGCGCGTTATGCGTCCAAGAGGTGATATTGAATACTACACAATGGCAGACATTGAAGCTAAGAACGAAGATGGTACGTATGTTTTTGCCAAGCCAGACGGCACGCCAGATTATAATATGGTTGGGTTGCCTAAAGGGGATTTTGGCAGCAGCATTATTAGCATGATGTCTGATCTGTCTGCGTATCAATCTAAAGACAGCGTATTCCGCGATGAGTATGATCGGAATGCGCCTGCATATGATACGCTTGGCAACGAGATTGGCGCGAATGATGTCAGCCTAGCAACCAACCCCGGCTTGGCAATCTTTAATAATCTAAGCGGCATTCGCATTCGACAGGGTGAAGAGGTGCCGGATTATCAAGCAGAGCTAATGCGTTTGGCATCTATGACAGGTGGCTGGCCTTTAACCAATCCAACAAGCATGGGCGGCGTGCAACTTGCGTTTGGCGCACAGTCTGATCTTGTCAATATTGCTAAAAATGAGATAGAAATAAGGCAAGCGCGGATTGGGCGTGTGACATTTAAAGAAGCGTTGGAAGCAATGACAACGACAGTGACGACACCGCTTGGACGCGCGTATGATCTTGCTAGTGACAAAGATCGTGTGACAATGATAAAAGCGTTGAATAAGCAATATATTGATGCAGGATTTCAGGTCTTACTTGAAATGCCAAGATATGCTAATTTAGCGCAAGCATACGCTGACAAGCAGCGAGTGAAGGAAGAGCAATGACAGTAAGCACAAGCACAAGTTTTGTAAGCTACGCGGGGAATGGCTCGCTCACTACCTTTGCTTACACGTTTAAAATATTCCAAGACAGCGACTTGCTTGTCACTTTGGTCAACGATGCATCAGGCGTCGAAACAACTCAGGTGCTAACAACCAACTACACTGTGACAGGCGCAGGCACGGCTGGTGGAGGTAATGTTGTGTTTACGGCTGCGCCAGCATCTGGCGTAACTATAAAGATACGCCGCGTGCTGCCAGTAACGCAGGAAACAGATTACGTTGCAAACGATCCATTCCCTGCGGAAGCGCATGAGGATGCGTTGGATAAGCTGACTATGCTGGTGCAACAGGAAGCATCCAACAGTGATCTGGCAATCTCATTTCCAGAAGGTGACGTTGGGGCAGGCTTGAATAATATTGTACCGTCTGCGGTTGATCGTGCGGATAAATTGCTAAAGTTTGACACCGAGGGTAATGTTGAAGCAGTTGCAGCAGCAGACGTTTTAACAGGCTCTGTGCTTGGCGCTAACTACACAAAGGCAAGCCATACTGGTAATGGCTCAATAACAGCTTATAGCACTGTGTCTGCGGCTGGATCAAAGAACAATATCCAAGTCTACATTGATGGTGTTTACCAAAACAAAGACACGTTCTCAATCAGTGGGACAACGCTGACATTCACAGAAGCCCCGCCCTTAAACGCTGCGATTGAGTTCATTGTGGGTAATGCAATTACTTCACTAACAACTGACCCTGATGTTGTGACCTACAACCAAGGCGGCACAGGCGCACAGGATCGTACACTGACATCTCGCTTGCAGGACTTTGTATCGGTCAAAGACTTTGGTGCTGTCGGTGATGGTGTGACGGATAACACTGCAGTGTTTCAAGCTGCTATTGACAGTCTTGGCGCAAATGGTGGAACCGTGCGAGTTACTGGCGGCTCTCAAAACCAATACTTGTTTACAACAAAATCAGGCCCATCAAATCCAACAATCTCTATCCCTTCTAATGTTCACATTGCAATGGATGATGATGTTGTGCTTCTCACTCAGGGCGGTGTGGCTTCTCAAGTCAATGGTTACAATCAGTCTGGGTCTACTAGCAAGGCGCTTTTTGTAAACTCAACGCCAG